CAAGGTGAATTTGTAGAGGGCGTTTGGGTAACAGCAAAAAGTATACCTGGACGTGCTTTTTATTTTGAAACTTATTTACCAGAATATGGTGCTCTTTATGATAAGTTACCTATTACAGCATTTGTTTCGTCTCCAAAAAGTCCAGAACCTGATTTAGATCTTACAAATCTTCAATTTTGGGATTGTATGAGTTATGGTGTGGTATGTGTAAGCAAAAAGCATATCGGAGAACTTCATTTTGAGGTTAGAACTAGAAATCATGGTTCAATTAAGGGAGAATATCTTTTTAGTTTAGATAATTATCACCCATATAATGATAAAATTGATTGCGGTACTAGTGAATTACCTGAAGAGCATAAATCACACAATTGTATTTTACTCGAAAATGGGCAATTTGCACTTTATCCTAACAACAGAATGAGACTTTATAGTCCATCAAGAACTCCAGATGAGGTTAAAACACCAGATTTTAAAATTTCAACAAAATTTTATAGAACTGAGATTGATATCAAGTGGGGTAGATTAGGTGATACGGACGAATATTTCTGGCAAACCTCCGAAGAACGGAAAAATAAATAACTTTTTACCAAAAATTGAGTCAAAAACAGTTATGAACGCCTTGCAATAGGTAATGAAGATGAATATTTTTGGAAAACAGCATAAGAACGGGATAGCAACCCCGTAAAAAGTTCTGATTTAACAAATCAGGAGCAAAAAAATGGATCAGAAACTGCTTAGAGAAATCGCTAATGACGATCTAAACCCCAAAAAGCACGATTTTTTTCATCAAAATGAAATTCATGAAAAAATTCGCAACGATGATGACTATGATGACTGGGATTATGGCACAGAACCACTCTATGAGGTCAAAAATCCTTAATAAATAAGGTAGAATTATAATATTCAATGCCTCTAGAAAGGGTTAGTCAAGGTTTTAAAGACGTAAGTATGTCATTTCAGATTAATCCTCTGACGAATGACTTGATTGCTTTGACTAATGCTACTGCCATTTCTCGTTCCGTGAGAAATATCGTATTTACTAGTCGTGGTGAGAAGTTTTTTAACCCAGAATTTGGTTCTGGGGTGAATAGATTACTCTTTGAAAACATGGATGAGTTGACTGCGGCAAGTTTGAGAGATGAAATAGCAAGCTCTATCGTTAATTTTGAACCAAGAGTTTCTCTTTTAGATGTTATAGTAGATCCACTATATGATGAGAACGCATTTAATGTCACAATTTCTTATAAGATAATCGGTGCAGATTTACCAGCACAACAAGTAGAATTTATTTTGCAATCAACTAGGTAAATGCCATTAACAAATTTTACAAATCTGGACTTTGACCAGATAAAAACAACTCTTAAAGATTATTTAAGAGCAAACTCAAACTTTACAGACTATGATTTTGAAGGGTCTAACCTTTCATCAATTTTGGATGTATTGGCATACAATACCTATATCACTTCATATAATGCAAATATGGTTGCAAATGAAGTGTTCATTGATAGTGCAACTCTTAGAGAAAACGTCGTATCACTTGCTAGAAACATTGGATACGTTCCACGTTCAAGAAAGGCATCAAGAGCAACTATTAGTTTTCTAGTTGATACAACCGCAGAAACTCAAAGAACGGGTGTTACACCAACTGCAATAACACTTCATAGAGGACCAGTTGCAGCAACGTCTTCTTCTTTTGGTAATCAATCGTTTATATTTTCAATCTTAGATGACATAACAGTTCCAGTAGTTAATAATATTGCGGAGTTTAATGATATATCAGTCTATGAAGGTTCTTTATTAAACAGCACTTTTACATATTCAACTAGTAATCCAAATCAACGATTCATTATTCCAAATATTGGAGTTGATACTTCTTTACTTTCTGTTAGTGTAAGAGGCAACAACCCATCAGCACCTTTTGTAAAATATGAACTAAAGGAAGATATATTTGATATAACATCAGATTCAAAAACATATTTCTTACAAGAAATTGATGGTGAGAGATATGAAATATTATTTGGAGATGGAATATTTGGAAAAGCTCTTGAAGAAGGTGACTTTATTGATGTAAGATACATCACTACAACAGGACCAAATGCAAACGGCGTTAATCAGTTTGCATTCTCAGGTAGACTAACTTACACAAGAAACGATGTTGAAAATATCATAACATCGGGTATATCTCTTGTAACAACTGGTCTAATCTCAAGTGGTGGCGATGTCATTGAACCAGTTGAATCTGTAAGAAAATATGCACCAAAAGTATATGGAACTCAAAATAGAGCAGTGACTGCACGCGACTATGAAGTACTGATTCCATCCAAGATATTCCCAGAAACAGAAGCAATAACAGTTTTTGGTGGAGAGGAACTAATCCCCCCACAATATGGAAAAGTTTTTATTAGCATCAAACCAAGAACTGGTGATTTCCTTCCAAATATTATTAAAGATGAAATCAAACTAAAACTGAAGAAGTATGCAGTTGCTGGTATTCTTCCAGAGATATTAGATCTAAAATATCTTTATATTGAAGCAAACTCAAAGGTTTACTACAACACAAACTTTGCATTATCCACTGAACAAATTTCTAGCATTGTTCAATCAAACGCAAGAAAATATTCCGAATCTACGGAACTTAATAGATACGGGGCAAGATTTAAATATAGTAAGTTTCTAAAGATAATTGATGATAGTCACGAAGCAGTAACTTCTAATATCACGACTATTAGTATGAGAAGAGATGTAAGAGTTTCTTTAAACTCTATTGCAGAGTATTCTATTGGGTTTGGCAATAGATTTCATATTAGAAGTTTTAATGGATACAATATTAAATCATCAGGATTTAGAATACCAAATGTAGATTCTGTCGTATATTTGTCGGATATTCCCAATGCTAATGGAGAAACTGGATCTATATTTTTCTTCACCGTTCCAACAGTTACTTCAAATGTTCCAACAATAGTTTCTCAAAATGTTGGAAAAATTGACTATGTGAACGGAATTGTTACTTTAAACCCAGTAAACATATTGGATACATTAAAAACTAGAAATGGTAGTCCTACGATTGAAATATCAGCAACTCCCCAATCAAATGATGTTATCGGATTACAGGATTTATATTTGCAACTAGATATTAATAGCAGTGTTTTTGATATGGTTGTTGATAGCATATCATCCGGTTTAAATCCATCAGGATCACAGTATGTACAGTCTTCAAGTTACAGTAATGGGAACCTAGTAAGAATATAATAAAAATGACAGAAACAAGAATTCAGTTTAATCAAATCGTTGACAATCAAGTTCCTTCTTATGTCAAAGAGGAGTTTCCTTTAATTGTTGAGTTTTTATCACAGTATTACTTAGCACAAGAATTTAAAGGAGCACCTATTGATTTAATTCAAAACATTGATAGGTACGTAAAACTAGATGAGAATGCAAGAACATTAGATAATCCCAAACTTGGTTTAAGTATAGATGAGTTTGAAGAAACTATTACTGTTTTATTCGATTCTGAAGATCCAAAATCTTACTCAGGAACTCAAGGATTTCCAGAGTCGTATGGTCTTTTAAAAATTGGTAATGAGATAATAACATATACAGGGAAAACGCAAAACTCATTCACTGGATGCATTAGAGGATTCAGTGGAATAGAATCATACTCAAAAGAAGCTACTGCTGATGAGTTAGTTTTTTCATCCTCTCTAGCTGAGAGTCATTTTGTTGGTGATGAAATTATTAATGTTAGCGATTTATTCTTAAAAGAATTTTTAAAGAAAACAAAATATCAACTACTTCCTGGATTTGAAGACAGAAATTTCTATTCAGATTTAAACGAAGCTCTTTTTATTAAGCAGTCTAAAGATTTTTACGCTGTTAGAGGAACGGACGAATCTTTTAAGATATTATTTAAAGCTTTATACGGAGAGGATGCAAGCATCATCCGACCAAAAGACCATTTGTTTAGACCTTCAGATTCTGAATATAGGGTAACAAATGATTTGGTTGTTGAACCA